CCTGCAATACGAGAGTCTGAAGACTTTCAAAACATTCGCAACGTGATGAGCAAGTTTGAAAAGATTCAAGAAAAGAATCGCTGCCTGAGAGTGCAATTTTTAGACTGGTTGTCGGTGAAAATGCATTTGTGGGCAGATAGTGTCAAAGCCATGTCAGATCGCATTGATTCACCATGCATTATTAAAGTAGAACCCAAAAGGAAAACCAAATGAAAGCCATAGTATGGTCTAAGGACCAATGCGCCTTCTGCGAACAAGCCAAAGGCCTGTTGGAAATGAAAGGCATTGAATATGAAGTACGCAACATCAGTCAAGACTGGACACGTGAACAACTGTTGGAGTCTGTGCCTACTGCTAGATCAGTGCCACAGATTTTCTTGGATAATGAGTATGTGGGCGGATTTCAGGAACTGCGTCAAAGGTTGATGTAATGCCACAATTTTCATCTGACTGGTTCAGCAATGCACTGGTCAACTTTGATTACATCACCAACTACTTACAAAAACAAAAAACAGTTGACAGCATATTGGAAATAGGCAGCCACGAAGGCCGCAGTACCTGCTGGATGTTAGAGAACATGCTGAGTGATACCGGTACTATTACTTGTATAGATCCTTTTGCTGACCGTCCTGTGACAGCATTTGCGCAAGACGCTATTCCAGAAGACCGTAGCATCGAACAAATCTTTCGTTCCAATACTGCAGAAGTTTGCAAGCCTGGACAAACTGTGGAAGTCTATGCTAACATGAGTTTCCCTGCACTGGCACAACTAATTGTGGACAAAAGACAATACGACTTTATCTATGTGGATGGCAGTCACAACGCAGATGATGCCTTGGCAGATGCTGTGATGTGTTTTGGATTGTTACGCCCAGGTGGCGTCATGTTGTTTGACGACTACCTGTGGGAAGATGACCAACACTACTTGGGTCGTTGCAAGCAAAGTATTGATGCCTTTGTGAACATGTTTTATCACAGGCTCAAGTTGGGGTTGGTAAATTATCAGTTGGCAATAGTTAAAAAGGAAATAGAATGAGCGTTGAAGTAGGAAAAACATACACCATGCGTATGGGCTATGGTGAAGAGATTGTGGCCAAGGTCACAGCATTTGACAGCAGTACTTACACGCTGAGCAAGCCTGTGGCAGTGGTGCCTGGACAGCAAGGCATACAGTTGATGAATTCATTGTTTACCGCAGACCCTGAAGCAGAAGTCACGGTAAATATATCCAGCGTGGCCATGATTGCCCCTGTGCGTGAAGACGTTGGGGACAGTTATTTGGAAGCCACAACAGGTATCAAACCTGTTCGTAGTAAAATCTTAATGGGATAACATGCCAGCAGTACAACGACAAGGTGATCCAAATGGTGCAGGCGGTGTCAACACTTCAGGTGTGGCTTCTGTACGAGTAAACGGTCGTCCCATTGTTGTGCCTGGCATTGGCGTTACACCACATCCTTGTTGTGGACAGAGTGGTTGCGGCATACACTGTTCAGCAGTGACCTCGGGTGGTTCAGGCACAGTACGTGCTGGCGGTCGACCGGTGATACGTGATGGTGATTCAGACACCTGCGGACACAGTCGTACAGCAGGTTCTAGCACAGTGAGAGCAGCATAATGGCAGAGTCAACAGCAACACCACTACAACTCACAGCAGGTGTGGGTTTTTATGCAGGCAATGCCATCACAGCCAACACACAATTGGCCAACAACATTGCCGCATACAATTCCCTTGCACCCATAGCCAATTTGATCTACACCATTGGGCAGGCCGCCGGCAATGTGTCATTGGGTATTGGTGTAGGCACACTGGCCAATTTGAAAACATTGGGTGCCAATGTAGCAGGTAATTATTGTCCTGCCCTGGGAGACTCAGTGCCCAGCAATGTGTCATGGACTGTGGGCAATGCAGGCTATGCCACAACTATAACCACAGCAGCCAGCACGTATCTAGGTTCAGGAGACTTTGGCAAGTTTGCACAGGCATTTGGTGCCGCACAAGGTTATATCAGTTTGACCAACAACATTATCAACAGTGCGGTCAACGCCAACAGCACAGATTATCTCGGTCCCACATTTACCAACATGAACAACTTGATCACAGGTGACATAGCACAGGTCAATTTGGCATTTCCAGCATTTGGAGCAGACTTAGCCAATATTGGGTGTGCAATTAAGTTCTCTAGACCAGACATGATTGGCACACCTGCAGGGCTGCTTCAGAATGTAGCCGAGTGCGGCAATATATTAAATGGATCAACTCCGTGTGTGACCACTGCATTAAAAACACAAGGACTAACTGATCAAAACATTTCTGACCTTGTGAACAACAATGTGCAAAGTTTGTTCAATCCCGAAGGACTTACACAAAATCAATTTGATATATTGCAAAAACGTGCATATCCTGCATTGCTCAATGTGACTGGGGACTGTTTGACAGATGTGTTGTCCATATTAGATACCACCACACCTGGTATTGAAACCATGGCAGACCTGTTGAATCCTGTGAAATTGTTCCCCGCCAGTTTTAGCAGTTTGACCCTGCCTACCCCAGATGGGCCTGTGCTAATATATGACCCAACTGGTGCAGTGAATTCTGTTATAGTACCTATTTTAAATTCAGGTGCTGTCAGTCCCACAGGATGTGACGAGTTGGCTAAGATTATTCCACAGGCCAATGCTGCCGCAAGTCGTGCATTGCAAATTGCATTTCAACAAGTCAAAGGCATCACAGGGACGACCACACAACAACTGGCGGCAATACTACAATGACCACATTGACACAAACAGCAGCCGAGACAGCGGCATATTCACAAAAACTAGGTACACTCAAGGGCTTGGATCTTGTGGCCAACACCACCACACCCATACCGGCCGCAGTGGCCACATATTATCAAAACAGTTTGGCCAAAGGATCAGGACCCAATGGCACATATTTGACCACAGACTTTTTTGGATCAGCCGCTGGTATTCCTTACAACAATTACTTGACCTCTGTGACCAGTACCATATCAGCACAACTCACCGCTGGAACACTGACCACACTCAACACCATATATTCTTATATGAAAAATCTCATTACTGATGTGTACGGGTTGCCGGGTGCAATCGCTCTTCCAGCACCTTACAACACAGGAAATCCTTATGCATCTTACGATGCGGCGTTGGCAGTGTTGATAACTGCCGCAGATGCTGCCATTGGAACAGCCATTTCAGCCATGGACACTGCAACCACAACATTGAATACAGCCTGGACAGCAATGACCACGCACAGTGCCAACGAGGCCACATTTCAAACACAGGCGTCGATTGATTTTTCAACACTCACAGCCGGTGCTCAGTTGCCTATCACTGCGTTTATTCCTGCACTGGCTGGCTATGGACAAGAAACACAAGAAGGCATGGCAGCACAGTTTTTAGAAAGCATTGCTAACACTGCTAACCAATATGGACAAGCCATGGTGGGTGCATTGCGTGAGGGTCGCAACACTGCTGGTATCAATGCTGTTGGACTCAAAGCAGACAATGATGTGCCACAACTGCCCAATGCTGTGCCACCACAGGCTACGCTGAGTAGCAGTGAATACACACCTGCTGAAGCACGGGCACTGGTATAAAAAGTAGTACTTTCTACTGCTTGACCAAAAATGCCCGAAGTGCTATAATAACAGCATGAACCGGGTAAACCAATTTAAACAAAAAGTATTACTGGCATACTATCGTACTAAGTTCACGGTAGCAGAATTGCTGGTGATTGCAGTGATTGTATTTTGGTTGACCAAAAATTCCGTTTTGTATATAATAGAGTTATTGTAGTAAAAAAGGAGCCAAGATGTATTACATTGTTTCTAAAGGTACTGGACTTATTGTAACAGATGGTCCCAACAGAACCCGTGCTTACAAAACTTTTGGTGCGGCCCGTGCAACACGCACTCGCTTGTGCAACAAAGCAGGCTGGAGTGTGGACCAACTCAGCATCATTGCTACCAAGTACTACAAACCCAAAATGGTTGAACGTACCAACATCATGACTGGCGAGAAGTTCGAGGAAGATGTTAACACACCGCACTTCTGCTCACCCAGCTCAGAAGCATTCTGGAGCATGTAATACTAGAGTATTACATTTTTGGCGGTTGACCAATAATTGCCAAAATGCTATAATATGAACATATTGTAACAAAAGGAGCCTGAGATGACATACGCAACAATCCAAGAAGTCAACACTTCTATCATGTTCAGCAATTTTACAAACGAACAACTCAACAGCATCAATGATGCGGTGAACTATGCACGGGCACAACTTCGTGCGGTGAAGATTCGCACATTCACCAAAGGTGACACTGTGAAGTTTCACAGCACCAAACGTGGTGTCACAGTAACTGGCACAGTGACCAAGGTTGCTATCAAGTATGTCACAGTCAAAGACGGTGTCATGCTGTGGAAAGTTCCTGCTAACATGTTGGAGGCTGCATAATGAATGAATGGATTTTACTGGTTTCCTTTATCAGCCCTGGTGGCAACTTCATAGACAAAGTGCCAGTGACCATGCCCACCAAAACTGCATGTGAACGGGCAATCAAAACACTGCCCAAAAAAGGCGAGCACCCAATGGGTGTACAGTACCGAGGCGTATGTGTCACACAGGCACACTGGAATGGTACCGAACCAATGAAAAATGTTCCACTTGATTAACGGAGACAAACATGGGACTTGATATGTACGCATACGTGGCCGCTCGGGCAGGCCAGCAAGCAGAATTTTACGAAGGCTCTGAATGGGATCCTGATCATAAAGAGCATCGCAACCCCAATGTCAACAAGCCACGTGAACTGGCTTACTGGCGTAAGCATCCTAACCTGCATGGCTGGATGGCTCAACGCTGGTTGGCACGTGAAGGCAATGCATTACGAGAAACAGACAACTTCAACGGCATTGAATTCGAACTCACGTATGATGATTTGGATGACTTGGAGTATGCAGTACAAAACGATCGACTGCCCGCAACGTCAGGATTCTTCTTTGGCGATGGTGCTGATGATTACTACAAGCCCAGTGATCTAAAATTTATTCAGGAAGCCCGAGCAGAAATGTTCTTGGGTTTGAAAGTATTCTATAACAGTTCATGGTAACCACGTAAATATATGAATGGCATTGATTTCTCACACAAACAATTCAACGGTATCACTGTGGCAGCCGATTGGATAAGAGACTTAGAAGCATCCGACAGCCGATTGCACAAAGAGCGGGTGATCGAAAAAGCACTAATGGCCGCAAAACTGGGCAGTGCCAACGCCCAGTGTTTTTTGTTCAACTGCTACCAAGCATACAATCCCTACTACACATTTCATGTCAAGCAGGTGCCTGAGAGCGAAGGGATTGAACATGCGGAAAATCCTTGGCCTGTGTTTTGGGGACTGTTGGAAGGCCTACGCACACGGTCATTCTCAGGACATCGTGCCCGAGATGCTATCCTGGAAACAATGAAACGCTTTGACAGTTTGGAGTGGAACAATCTCTGCAGACGTGTTATCACCAAAGATCTGCGATGCGGCATATCTGAAAAGACCCTAAACAAAGTGCTGGGCAAAACAGAGTGGAAGATTCCTGTGTTCAGTTGCCAACTGGCACAAGACTCAACAGACCAGCCCAAGAAGTTGAAAGGTATCAAACGCCTGGAATGCAAACTGGATGGTGTGCGTGTGTTGGCTGTGGTGTCGGGCAATTCGTGTTCGTTGTTTAGCCGTAATGGTAAAGAGTTCCTGAACTTTCCGCACATTGCAGAAGCAATCTTGGAACAGCGTCGAGCATTCCAGTATGGTCGAGGCACAGGTGGGCATTTTGTACTAGACGGCGAGATTGTGGGCGAGAGTTTTCAGAAGTTGATGAAACAAGCACACCGCAAATCAGATGCTGTCACTGATGGCATGGTGTATCATATCTTTGACATTATCCCGCTAGATGCACTGAAAGAAGGTCACTGCAACTTGCAACAGTACAAACGTATTGAGTGGTTAGAGTCAGCTCGAAGCCAGTTGATGGAAACTGATTGTTTGCGTATCATGAACGGTTTGGATGTGGATTTGGACACAGCCGAAGGACATGATATCATGAACCGCTATGCCCAAGATTGTGTTGCTGAAGGATTTGAAGGCATCATGATCAAGAGCATGGATGCACCCTACCTGTGCAAACGCACTGATTACTGGATGAAATGGAAACCCACCATCACAGTTGATTTGAAAATTGTGGGTTTCGAACAAGGTACTGGTCGCAATGCTGACCGGTTGGGTGCTATAATCTGTGAAGGAGATGACAATGGAAGACATATCTGTGTTAATGTTGGTAGCG